TCTTCAGCCATAATGATAACTTGGTTTGTTGGTTTTCTTGGACAAATTCTTACTTCTGACCTTTGTACCAGAAGTTTCACCATAGCCCTTAGGATGCTTACCAGGTTTTGTCTTACCTAACTTCTCAGAAGGTTTTGGCTTCTTCGATTCAGTGTCATGTAATCTTGCTGGCTTATCCTTATCTTTAGTTATAACACTTTCTTGTCCATGTTTGCGACCCAATCGTCGCATAACTTTACCAAAGCGACGCTTACTCATACCTTTAGCTGGTGAGGTTTGGTATGAAACTTCACGTCCTTTAGATCCATCATCATATTTGTATTCACCGACTCCCTTCTTGTAGCCGATTCCTTTCTTCTTTAGGTCTTTTTCGAGCCCCTTGCGGGACTCTTTATTCTTTTTTGCGTCTGTACCTCTGTCTGCACTAATGTTACCAGTCTGTTGCGACTTAGACTTTTGCATCATACGAGTGGTAGGGTTACCCTCTTGAATGAAATCGCTAAATTTCTTTAGTCCTTCCTTCTCATGATACTCCCAGTGACCTTCTTTCACATGGTCAGCAGCTTTGTATAGAGGTTTGCCTGTCTTGGCATTCTTCTTACCTGACTTGTATCCTTGCCATGCAGGTGTGTTACCTTTCTTGTCAGCATTAGTAACAGTATACTCTTCATTCTTGCTCTTAGCATTTGAATGATGTGATGAATCACCGAATGCAGGATTATTTTTATATTCTGGTTTTTGTTTTTTCTTTTCGTCTGATAATTTCTTTGCTTTCTTATCAAGATAATCCTTCATCGCACCTTTAGGTTTACCATCTCCTTTATAGAGACCATAAGATGTGCCTTCACTTGTTTCTGTCTTTCTCTTAGCAGCAGATGCTTTGTATAGTCTTACTGCTTGAGCATTCTTCTTCTTAGCACCTTCCTTATCACCAGCATGTGCTAGTTTACCACGCTTCTTATCTGCTTCTTTTGAAGCTGCTAGTGCAGTATCAGCAGAGATCTCATGTAATGTTTCTTCGTTGGTATCCTCTTCTTTAGGACCAGCAGCTTTTCTAACTCCTTTTTGCACATGGTCAACAGCAGCATCTTTGGCACCTTCCTTAGCAGCCTTGCCCAGTCTCTGCCCAAAACCAGCAGTCTTAGAACTACTACCAGCAGTGGTACCAGCCACGGATGCTTTCTTGGCAGCTGCCCCTCCGACAGCTTTGGTTGCTCCAGCAGCAGCACCTGCACCACCTTTGACAGCAGCAGCACCTTTCGCAGCGACAGCACCAACTTTGGCAGCCTTAGCACCAACTACCGCAGCTTTTGTTGCGAGAACCGCAGCAGTTACTGCTTCTTCATCTACTACTTGCTTAAAAGATTTAAGGACAAATGATTCCTTTTTAGTACTCATAATAGCTCCCTTGCCATGTTTCTTTTCAATGTTTTTCTTAACAATATCAAGTGCGGTAACACCTTTACCGTGCTCTTTTTCAGCTTGCTTTTGGTAAACAGTTTTACCTTTGGTTTTCTTTCCACTACTTCCAGAAGATGATCCACCACCTCCTTTCCATGTGCCTCTCTCTAATTGCTTATCCCTCCAGTGATCATAACCCTCTTCACCAAAGACTTCTTCATTGGTGTGTGCAAATGCTTTTCTCATTTTACCAATAGCATCTCCTCTAAGATGAGGTGGATACTTTGAGTCATCCTTCTTCTTCTTTTTCTTAACAGCATCACCCAGTTTACTATGTTCAATCTCTGGTTGATACCCTTTACCTTCTGCAGCTAGACTTCCTTCACCATGTTGTCTGGTGTTAAGTCTATCTATAGCAGGATTCTTCTTCTTGACGAAGGATCTATGAGCTGCGGATTTGCCTTTAGGGTTTGACACGTTAGCCACCTACGACTTGGACTTGCTCTACTACTACATCAGCACTACCAGCAGTCAGTTTAACTGCTCTATTAACTAGAGGAGTTTGACCTAGGATTAATTGTGCATCAGCATTAGCATAGTTTCCACCTGCACTAGATGAATCTATGTTGGTAGTTATGGTACCATCAGTTGTTGAAGCAACTGCTTTACCACTACCTACAGCAGAAACAAATGCAGCAGCGTAATTTGTGTCACCACCATTCTGAGTAGAGATATAGTCTCCAGTCACAAACTTATGACCAGGAGTACCACCACTTTCTACAGTGATAACTTGAGGATTAGCACCAGTTGCAGAAGCAATTCGTGCGTTTGCAGGTTTGCCACATGAGATTAACTCAGGGACACCTGCTGCGAGGGTGATTGCAGGTCCAGCATTTACTTGTATTGAAGATGCTGAAGTTGCTAAGACACGCAGTACACCAGACTTAACTGTGATGTAGGCAGTACCCGAACCACTTACTGTTTGCGTATCAATAACGTTTAATACTGACATTTTAAAAGAATACCTTTACTAGATTATTTATCTTGCTTAGACTTTAAGAATTTAGCAAGTTCTGCTGTGCTACCAACAAACATAGTGTTGTTGGTGACTTGTTTATCAGACGTTCCTCCTTTCGGATTCTCTATCTCATTAACTTTTTTATGTAGATCAGCAAGTTTATCAGCAACATCACCAACATGTTTAATTAGTTGACCTGCTACTTCGTACGCCCTTGGTTGATCACTGCTCTGAGCCACTTCGAGGATACCGTCCACTGCTTCTTGACCCTTTTCAATAAGCGAGTAGAGATTCCCCCTCGTGTAGTCATAGTCTTTCTTGAGTTGCTCCGTAGTCGTAGTTGGTACAACCTCCATCTTAGACTCCTTTTTAGGGACGAGAGATGTCTCAACGTCCAAAGCTTCTTCGATCCCATCAAACTGCTTCATCTTGTCCTGTAGTTGGGTTCCATTGCTTGGAATCAACGAACTCACTAGTCAATTCATTGAATCCAAAGTTGTCATCTGCATCAGCAGTGACAGGATCAGGTGTTACCTGATATCTAACTTCACGAGGTGCATTAGGTGCTAACTCAGTCTGAGTAGAGTAGTCAAGAATTGCCTTCTTAATAACCTCACCAGACTTGTCTTGGACTGGACCGTATAGGTAAGTCTTAGCAACAAACTGTAGGGTATATACCAGAGTCCTACGAGTATCGTAGTCACCCTCATATACATCTTCATAATCAATTGAGACAAGGGTCACAGGGTAATCCTTCTTCTCATCCATAGTAGGCACAAGGTTTAATGTAATATTAAAACTTGGTTGAAATACTGGAAGTATTTGCTCAAGAATCTGAAGACCATCGTCTTGATTCTTTGCCATGATTGCCAATTCAAAATTCAAATTATATGGTATTGGCATAAAACTTTTAAACTCTTTACCATCAGCTTGTGTATTTCTGATGTATTGAGTAGGAGATACCTTACGAGTTGCATCGTAATTAAACCCTTGTATCTCAAAGGATATCCTAGGAAGGGTGATCTGAGTAGTAGTCTTATTAAGACCTACTTGATTCAACCTTTGTAAGAATTTCTGACGAGGACCATATGCCAGAGGTACTTTCATAACCTCTGTCTTTCCCGAAGTCACACGACGCAATTCAATATTATTGAACAGTGTACCAAAACCGACTACTGTCTTCTTGATAATTTCGTGATATGAATATGTGCCTAACATTAGATACTACTTCCTTTATTTCCAAACTCTCCAAAGGGGTTACCCTCAGAGAAATCAATGATAGCATCTGACTGAGTTTCTATTGCCCAGTTAGATTGAGACTCATCATTAGTATTATTTAGTGTATTATATGTAGCAGAAGTCCACGCAGCACTAGATGTATTACCAGTGAGAGTCTCAGGTATACTAAAGATACCAGACCTATTATACACTACCAACTGACGTGTAGCACTATTCCAAGACTTAACTGTAGCAGTTACATTAGAGTTACCACCTGTAACAATCTCCTCAGCAACAAAGTCTCCACTACCACCTTCAGCAACGTTAACACTTATTGCATTGGCATAGTTGACCTCAATTGCATCAACCTCTGCGATTCCTGTATCGATGTCCTCGTCGCTGTACTGGAAGAGCTCACAACGTAGTCCCCAAGTATAGATTTTACCCAATGTGAAAAATGGTACTTCATACTCGACAAACTGGATCTCAAAGATCTTATTCGCCAAGGGGAAGTATACGAGATCGCCTTCATTTGGTCTACCCTCCACTATTAGTGTTGTGTTATCGTCAACTGCCTCAGTGAAACGAGTCCTTGATATAACAAAGGTTACTTGATCAGCAATCTGTACACCAAACTTGGTGAACATGTCACCATCTCCTCTGAATCCTGAGTTGTCTTCGATAAAAGCTTCTATTTCAAACGCATCGTCAAACTTAGACATTGTGTCTTCCCCGAAGACAGTATCATTCTTGACTAGCGTCCTAGGAATATAGTATACATTCTTCCCGAACATCTTAATCTGCTCATTAACAAGACTTTGTGTTAAGTCTTGCTCTCCTGTAGTGCCTTGAGAGAAGTAAGTGTTGAGTGCCATACTATCCTATCATGTCTAGTGGTGGAGTTTCCCATTCTGTGCGTAGTTGCTCTTCAAGATTTTTGATCTCATCTACAGCATCATTGTATATCATTTCTCCATTTAACGTGACACCACCTGGCATCTGAACGTTTTGGAATTTAGTCATATTCTGACCCCACTGCTTCTTAATCTTAGCAGCAGTGTAATCCTTGACCCACATGTTGTCATAGATCTCTGTCCATGTAGTAGGATCTAATGCTCTCCATGCTTTGATAAGAAGATACTGATCAATAACAACATCAGTTGTCCAATCCATATCAAGATATAATCTATCCTGAGTAGCAATATAACGAGTAGGTTTTAAACCTTCCAATAGGAAATCAATTGTACCCAAGTGTTGCTGAATCATATAGTAATGATAGAACTGTGTAGATGTAAAATCATACAAGTCATTCAAACGCATTTGATATCTAATATCAAACATGTTTGCAGTACCCTTATCAGTGAAAGAGAATAGTCCTTCAACAGATAGTATATGTTGTGGTATTTCTATGTAAGCATTCCTTTCACGCCACTCCGAATTACCAGCAGATGATGTAGTTAAAGTGTCCTGTGCAGTTTCAGCTCTATCAATATCTGCCTGAGTTATCTTATGCTTTAGGTAGACTCTCTCAGCACCATCATAATGGAACTGTTGAAACTTCTGTATCGTATAATCAATAGCATCATCGCACTGATCATCAGAGACATTGATCTCTAGTACAGGTTTACCTAACCTGCGTAAAGCATATTCTTTTAATTCAGATTTAGATGTTGGTTTTGCCATTTAACTTATAGAGCAGCGATTGCTATCTTGAATGCAGCAAAGTCAGCAGAGTTTGCGACAGTAGTTTTAAGAGTTGCTAATGTAATTGTCTCTGCCTGTAATGCAGAGTCAGCAGTTGCACCTTGTGCAGCAGTAGCGAAGTCACCACTAGCAGATTGAGCAGCAGTTCCAAGACCAAGAGTTGATCTTGCAGCCGCAGCGTCTGCGTCATCAATTAGAGTTCCACCGAAGGTACTAACAGCAGAAGCATCAAGTTTTCCAGTGATACCTGCAACAACACGAGCATCAGCACGAGCATTAGTATAGTAAAGGTTAGATCCTTCTGTTAGATCACCAGTGTCAGCAGCTGCAATTCTTGCGTCTGCTCTAGCATTAGTGAAGTAAAGGTTAGTTGATCCTTCAGATAGGTCATCTGTATCAGCAGCAGCAATTCTTGCGTCTGCCCTAGCATCTGTATAGTAAAGATTTGTGCCTTCAGATAGGTTAGTTGTTGACTTACTTGATAGGTCAAGGTTTGCACCAACTTGTAATGCAATACGAGCATCACCACGAGCAGTAGTCCAGTAAAGGTTACTACCCTCACTAAGATCTCCAGTGTCAGCAGCTGCGATTCTAGCATCTGCCCTAGCATCTGTGTAGTAGAGGTTAGATGATCCTTCAGAAACACCATCAGTATCAGGTGTTGTGTATGAAATAACACCAGTGCTACTATTGTACGCTAGTGATCCAGATACACCTATATGCCCTCTAGTGCGAGCAGCAGTTGTAAATAGATTTGTGGATCCCTCTGTGACGTTATCGGTGTCGATATCAGACTGAGTAACAGAAAGTGTTCCACTCGAATGTGAAATACCTGTGCCATATGTAAAGTGGGTGCGTGTCCTAGCAGCAGTTGTAAAGAGATTTGTTGATCCCTCAGTTATGTTGTCAGAATTAACATCTGCTTGTGTGACTGATAATGTATATGTATTAGCACCGTCATCATATACCTTAGTAACACCAGTACCAGCAATGATTAGAGCATTGATTCTGTCATCAACTCTCTCATCTGTATAGTATAGATTAGACCCTTCAGCAACGTCATCTGTATCATGGTTAGATAGAGATGCGATAGTTGTAGGAGTGGTGTAAGAAATAACACCAGTGGAAGCATTGTATGCTAGTGATCCAGATACAGAGATGTGTCCACGAGTCCTTGCAGCAGTTGTGAAGAGATTAGTAGATCCTTCAGTTACGTTGTCAGTGTCAATGTCTGCCTGAGTAACAGAAAGTTCTCCACCACCCGATAACTCAACACCGTTACCATACGTGAAGTGAGTTCTCGTTCTAGCTGCAGTGGTGAAGAGGTTGGTAGATCCTTCAGTGAAATTGTCAGTATTTAGATCTGACTGAGTTGCACTCAAGGTTAACATGTTACCTGCGTCGTCATAGGTAGCAGTAATACCTGTGCCACCATTAATTAAATTGGCGACTCTATCGTCTACACGCTCTTCAGTATAATAAAGATTTGTACTACCTTCTGCTAATGCATCAGTAGTGTGGTTTGCAATACTACCAACCTGTGACTGGAAGAATGTAATGTTACCAGTAATATTCAAGTTACCTTGAATCTCGAAGTCAGTTGTTGACTTGAAGTTAGTAACAGTAAGTCTGTTTTCAAATGGGTTGTATTGTAAATTCTGTGAGTCTGTCCTGATTTCAGTGTTACCAGATGTGGTAGAAACGAAAGTAGGATAGTAAGTTAGGTTAGAAGATGCTGTCTCAGTAACGTCAATTAGAGATGCAGTATCAGCATTACCTGTTAGGTCACCAGTTACATCACCAGTGATCTGCCCTGTTACACCAAGTGTGCCACCTATGGTGGTGTTGTTTGTTACGTCAAGAGTACCAAGAGTTGAGGTACCAGTAATCTCTGCATTACCAGATGTGGAATGCAATGTAATCTTGTCAGTGCTAGATCCATTCTGTAACTTAAGTGTCTTAGATCCACCACGCAATACAACACTGTCTTTTAATAGTGAAGTAGAGTTAACAGTAAGTGTGCCATCTAGTTGCTGATTACCATCTACATTAAGATCAGAATCGAAGTCTACATTCTGTGTGACATTAAGAGTGTCATCAATGACAGTAGTGCCAGCGACATCTAAGGTGCCATCTATTGTGGTATTACCAGTAGCACCAGCAACAATAAACTTGCTAGTGTTAACGATAATAGATCCAGTGATATTAGCATTAGACGTAAGGTTAAGTGTGTTAACATCAGCAGTCGTTAGAGTTGTTGTACCTGTTACTCCCAGTGTTCCTCCAATGAGAGTGTTACCAGATGATCCAACGATAGAAATCGTAGGAGCATTATTTGGTCCCATATAGAAGTCTTCACCGAAGAAGACATCCTTAGCAATTATTGCACCACCTGTTACGTTAAACGCAGCAGTGTCAATTAGGTTAGCAGGATTAGTAGCATTAGTAACGGAGGTAACACCAGTGATACCAACAGTGTTAGTAACATTAGTAGCTCCATTAACATCCAGTGTTCCTTGAATATCCGTGTTACCATTGTCTGAGTCTATTACAAACTTATCTACTCCAGCATTAGTCTGGACTTTAAATTCTTCGTTATCTGCCTGTAAATTAAATGATGCTCTAGTGGTAAGGTTACCATCTACATTAAGTGTAGAATCAAAGTCAGCTGCTTGAGTAACATTAAGAGTATCATCAACAGTTGTAGCACCCTCTATGTTTACAGTGCCTTGTATATCTGTGTTACCGTTATCAGTATCAACTTCAAACTTAGTTAGACCAGCAGCATTCTGAATAACAACTAACTTGTTATCTGCCTTAACTGTTAAACCATCTGTAATAGTAGTTAAGTTATCTACGTCAAGAGTACCATTAATAGTGGTGTTGTCATCTATAACTGTCTCACCAGTAGAAGAGTCAAGAGTTAAGTTACCAGAAGAGGTGTCAATTTCAGAAGCACCTGATACACCAATCTGAATGTTATCAGCAGTGATGTCAGTAGATGTAACTGCCTGATTAAACTGGACTGTACCTACAAATGCATGAGCATCAGTATTAGCATTACCAATAGTGGTGTTACCATTTACATCTAAAGTACCAGTGACTGTGAGATTATCATCGACTTGAGTCTCTCCAGTTGCGGAGTCGAGGATAAGGTTATTTCCAGTAGTTGTGCTAATTTCAGAATCAGAGTCCACACCGATAGTAACAGCATCAGCTGTGATATCAGTGGAAGTGATTGCTTGATTGAATTGTATTGTACCTGTAACACTGTGACTGTCGCCAGAAGCATTACCGATAGTAGTATTACCATCAACGGTAAGGGTACCATCAACCTTGGTATTCCCATCGACATTAAGATTATTATCAACATCTAAATCATCTGTAACGTTTACTGTGCCACCTGCTGAATCTAAGACTAGATTTCCAGAGGTTGTATCAATTTCTGTTGCACCAGATACACCGATCTGAATATTATCAGCAGTAATATCTGTGGAAGTAATCGCTTGGTTAAACTGGACAACACCAGTTACAGAGTGAGAGTCACCAGCTGCGTTACCAATAGTTGTGTTGCCATCAACTGTAAGAGTACCAGCGACTTCTGTATTACCTGTGTTAGCAGTAACAACAAACTTATTACTATTAATTCTAAAGTCATCGGTTATGTCTACATCACCTACGATGTCTACATTACCATCTACAACAGCATTACCAGATACGTCTAAATTCTCTCCGACAAATAGACTTAATCCAATACCAGCACCACCACCAACTGTTAAGGTACCTGTACCTGAGTTAGAAGCATTGGTAGTATCAAACAGTGCTAAACTACCAGCATCTAAACCTGATCTTGTGCCAGAGAATGCTTCAGAGTTATTAGTTGCAGCATGATATAAAGCATATCTTGAAGCAGAAGTATCCCAACCAAAGAATCCAATCTTAGCAGAGTTATCATAGTATCTAAATTCAATACCACGATCTTTAGCATCTGACTGACCAGGTGCAGTGTCCCCGCCAAGAGTAAATACAGTGTCATCTATAGTAACTACAGTGCTGTTAACTGTGGTTGTAGTACCATTAACTGTGAGGTTACCTTCGATTAATGCGTTGGTGTTGACTGTTAAACTTCCGTCAACTGTGACATCATCAGTAAATTGTGATACTGCATTGACTGTTAATACATCAGTATTAGCATCACCAATAGTTGTTAGTGCCCCAGTAATATTAACTTCACGATTGAATGTTGCATTACCGTGGACTATGATAGCACCATCAGTAGCATTACCTTGTCCTGCACGTCCTATAGTTGTGAATCCTGATTCACCTAAGACAGAGAATTCTACGTTATCGTTATTACCAACCTTACCAATATAGAAGTCATCTCCTACATGTAAATCTTGGACAATACCTACACCACCTGCAACTCTTAACTGAGCATCAGCATCGTTAGCGAAGTCTGCATTATGTGCTGCACCACCACCTAAGTAGGTGCGATACAATACATCTAAGTTATTAAGTAGAGAAGGACGTGTGCGAGCAGTGCCAGCATCCTTAACTACAATACGATCAGAAACATATAAATCTCCACCAACACGTGCGTCTACATCTACGTTAAGACCACCGTCTATATCTACTGCACCTTCTCCAGTCTTGGTGATAGCATCATCAGCAGTAGTATCAACTGCTATGTTAGTAGTAGTCTCAAATGTTGCTAGACCAAGGTTATTTAATGTGCCTTCAATATCTGTATTACCAGATGCACTTGTAACTTTAAATGTCTGTGTTGATCCATTGGTAATAGTAAAGAATTTACCATTGGTATCAAGAGTTATATCATCATGGAATACTGCATCTAAATCAACATCCAACTCATCATTAAGAGTTGTCTTACCATCAACATCTAATGTGCTATTAAATGTTACTCCAGCATCTACGTCAAGAGTACCATCTGTATGTGTATTACCGTTGTCAGAATCTACATCAAATACACTGACACCAGCAGCAGTTTGAATATCAAATTTCTTATTGTCTGCTTTAATAATAAGGTTATCTGTGATCTCAGTTTCTAACTGAATATCAAGTGTACCTTCTATAACTGTGTTACCTGTGTCAGTATCTACAGTAAACTTATCTACACCAGCAGCAGTCTGAATCTTAAAGTCTTCGTTATCAGACTTAATTAATACAGTATCATTTATTTCTGTCTGACCTGCAATGGTGACTTCACCACCTATATGTGCATTCTCACTAAGTCCAAAACCACCCGTAACTACCAGAGTCCCCGTAGTGGTCGAGGTAGATCCTGTGTTTGTTGTGAGAGCGAGGTTACCAGCAATGACAGGAGCATCAGTTCCAGAGAAGATTTCAGCCGAGTTTGTGGCATCGACGAGAAAGCGATAGCCGCCAGTGCCTGTCCATATATTAGAGTTTGCATAACTTGAGTCCCAACCAAAGAATCCTACCTTTGCAGATCCTTGGTAATATCTGAATTCTACACCACGATCAAGTGAATCAGCTGCTTGTGGTGCAGTATCTCCACCTAATGTAATAATTGGATCATCTACAGTCAATGTGGTACTGTTAACTGTAGTAGTTGTACCTTGTACTAAAAGGTCACCCCAAATTTCAACAACACCTGAAGATGAATCATTAGTATCATTAGGGTCAAGTATGAAGTTACCTACAGGGTCACATGCTAATACGTTTTGCTTACTATGGAAGTTTTCAAAACATACACGACCATGCTGATAACCACCTGTGGCATCAGTAGCATGAAGTGTAATACCATCATCAGCAGAAATCGCAATCCTTGCTTCACCAGTACCAGCATTGGTCATCTGGATGTTAAGGTTTTGATTAGAATCTGAGTCTTGTGTATTCTTTATCCAGAAACTACCTTCACCAGTCTTCTCAATATCCTGAGTTACATCACCATCAAGTATGAAATCTGGATCACTGAATAATGTTTTTACATTAATATCAACTTCACCAGCACCACCATCACCAGTGTTATTAGCACCGAAGAGAAGATTGCCTGAAGTATCGTTGACTTTAACATAGTTTAAATAATTGAAACCTCTATAACCAGTAGTAGCAGTCAACTCCTGGTCTAATTCAAAGTCTTCTTTTGTGTTACCATCTGCAAAAGAGACACGGTTGTTTTGTAGTTGAAGATTATCTACACCTCTCTGTGCGATACTAACAAAACCACCTTCTATAGCATTACCATTATCCCATAGAGTTACATCAAAGTCTTCTTGGTCAAAAGATGCAACACCCTTTTGAGGTGCTAATGCAGTACCAAGATATCTCCACCCATTAGTGTCAGATGTATCTGTATGAGAAGGCTCCCCGCCACCAGCCGATACGTCGGCAATTGCTTCATAAAGTTTATCCGTTGAGTTTTTAACTTTGTCGTATCTGCTATAAGTAGCAGCATTATCAAATACTGGATCAAGACTACCTTGCTTTGCAGTAGCAATAGCAGAGGTCTGAGCATATGTCAGACGACCATATCTATCTACTGTAAAGTTTGTAGTGTTGACTGTCTCATCACCTGTCGTTGCAGATAAAAGAGGTGTGTCTGCGTTACCTACAGGGTTGTAAGTACCGACAACAACTGTTGTATCAGCGAGGTCAATGAATGGATTGTTAGTCTGACCAGTACCATTTTGTACAATAATACGGTTAGATCCACCAGTAATACTTCTACTAACAATGGTACCTTCTGACTGTCTAGACAGAATACCAAAGGTAGTCATGTTTGCCAACGCAGTTAGATCACTGTCTAATGGTTGTGCGTCAGCAATTCCATATGCAGCCAAGGTTGTTGGATTATCAGCATCAACAATACGACCACGAGAGTCAATTGTTACCTGACTGTATGAACCTGTTGCACCTAGGTCATTGGAATCATAATGAGGAAGAGTTGGAACATAGTTCAACTCAGCAGTGATAGTTAGGTTCGAGGATCCATCGAACGTACCACTACCCGACATATCACCACCAAGAGCAATATTTCGAGCGTTTGCTAATCTAGTTGCAGTAGCAGAGTTACCAACAAGTGATGCAGTAATGGCACCTGCTTCAAAGTTACCGTCGGCATCTCTCTTAACTAGGGTGTTTGCAGTATTAGATTCAGTTTCGATTGGTCTCTCATATTTAAGAGAGTTCCAAGCGGTCACACCATCTCCTACTTTCAGTCGGGAGGTATCTATTTCGATACCCAACTCACCTTGAGCTAAGATTGGATTGACGTTAGCCCACTGCTGTGCACCATCACGTCTTAGTTGTAGTCTATTTGCCATTTACTTAAAGGGATCCTTCAGAGCACAGTCTTACTGGTTTATTTATGCGTCCGCAGGTGCCTCTTCAACTTTTTCCTCTTCAACTGGAGGATTAAGATACTCTAGTGTCTCAATGGCACCGAGTAATTTGAGAGCAGTCTGCTCATTATCTTTAATCTTTTTAGCAAGAGACTGATTCTCGTTAATAAGATCTGAATAACGTTGTTTGAATTCTGCTGTTAGTTCACCTGGACTTTTTGTTTCTGTCACATCAACTGGCATTGTTTTTCTCCAAAAATTTTAAAAGCATGTTTTTCATGTCACTTATATCTGATTTTAATGCATCAACGTCGGTTTGTAAAGAGGTGAATTGCTTCTCCTTTTTTTCACGTTTGTTATATGATGCCATATATTGATCATATTGTGATTTGTTACAATTCACAACTGCATTAGATGCAGGATCTCGATACCATCCATCCCTGTTGTCAACTGGGATTAGGTCAGGTTTGAAAACCTGGATATGATCTTCGGGTTCTTGCATACTTGACAAAAGAATAATAATTAATTATACTCAACCATGTAAGGGTTGGGATCAATACTCTATGTAGCTAACGCTATAGCACGTAGATCTGCGATTAAAGGAACTCGTGCCTGATTCTTGGATCGCATAACGATCTTAATCTGGAAAGCATTAAAACTTAACCCACGGACTTCATAAGGATAGTCCTTCCAAAGATATTCATCTGTTGGAGTGGTATCATAATCAACAGCATTGGCACTTTGTAATGGATCGCCAACATAAGTCCAACCAATAGTAGCAGGATCTGTGTTGTCTCCAGTCTTAAATGCCTTATAGTATAATCTAATCTCTGTAGAAGGATGTCTAGTAGTCTGGAAATCTATCTTCAGAGATCTAGCCTCAGAACCGAGGCGAGCGAGACGTGTTATATAAACAGCATCATTCTGATCACCTTGAGGTAATGTAGATACATCTTGTGTCGTATCTATATTATTCTGCTGACCGTATGGTTCAGGACCACCAGGCCAGTAGTTGACTCTATTTGAGGTAGTAATCAACGAGAGTCTATCTAAGTCAATACATGGAGATAGAGTCTCTTTTTCTGTAGTTAAGACGAGTGCCATGTTAAAGGACTTATTACCGTCTAATTTGTTTTGCTCATTTATCTTAGAGCAAACCATTTGAGGTTGCTCAAATTGATTGAGTTGATTCAATACAACATCAAGATATTGACCACTGTTAATGAATGAGTTCTGGTCAACAACAGTTGATCCATTACCTATTGATGTAGCAGTAGTAGTATTAACACGAGCAGTAATACTTGTCTCTGGTAATACCATCGTTGAGACAGTAGGTGTTAGAGATTCAAACTGGACGTTCTGAGATGCCCAGACATCTGTACCTCCACCACGAATACCATTAGTTGCCACATGATCTATGTGTAACATATAGGTATCTAACCAAGGACATGATATTGAAGTATGGACTTTATTCAACTCAATGAGAGGAATACCGTCTAGGTTATAACATTGAACTATAGATCCAGATCCATGCTCAACGTCAGCAGTGCTACTAGCACCACGTCCACTTGTTGCAACTGTGATAGATTTACCATCAGATGCAATGGCAGAATATTGTATAATTTCATCGTCGATCTTAAGATATCCTGGATTTAAGTTACTAATTGCAGCACCACCAATGAGTGAGTGGAATTGACTTGCATCAGATAACTGAATAGTAGTAGCACCAGCAGCAAGAGTAGTTGTTAGTGTTGTATCTGGTACTTCAGATATAATACCTGATACCTCTACGTTGTTAGTCCTTTGATGCATACCGTGGTTTCTGTGGTATACCAATACTTCTTTATCATCCGCAGGGAATGATGGTGAAGCAGTTGGGTATGCTACATATGAGTCACCACTATATGTGGCACTCGTTAGAGTAGCACTTGTGCCTCCAGCTTCTGATATAGTATCACTTAAGTCAAACTGTTTAGAAACATAATTTGCATAGACTGTGATAGCAGATGCTGTACCTCCACCAGGGAGTGTAGCACCGACAGCATAGTATGCTGTAACTGTAGCATTTGCTGATGAAGTTGATCCACTTAATGCATCACCTTCAGCGAATACACCATTGTATATTGCTGATAATTCAAAGACTACAACTGACTGAGATGATCTTATTCCTTGGAATGGATCGTTATTAGCATCTAAAAAACCTGCGGCAAACGTACCATCTATATCAGTGATTGTAATCTTCTCAGGATCTGATACAGCATCAAACTCTTTAATAGTTGCTGAAGCACCAGATGGTTGCTGAACTATTCTCGCACCGATAGTAAAGTTGTAGTTATTACCACTGGGCAAAGTTAGTTGTTGTGTCGGTTTCAGTGTTAGTATTGGATTCTCTATGAGATTTTTGGTACCACCATTACCACGTCCTAACTCAGCGTTATTCATCATTGCAGTACCAGTCATGCTAGTAAAGTTAGCACGATAGACAGTAAACTTCATGTCCTCATACTGGTCTGCTGTCCATGTAGATGCGTTTTGTGATTTGAATAACACACCTGCATAGGGTTGCTCAGATATAGTCCTTGTTCCTGTGACATCTATATCACCCATTCGTGATATCCATACTGTATACTCATTAGAGTCAGACAGTAACACGAAACAGTATTCAATAGATTGCTTAATGTATACAGGAGATCTGAATGTAAATCTTGATGGGATAGCAGCGTTGTCAGATAATTCAACAGCTGATGGGTTAATAGTTACATCAGAGAATGGAAGAATATCCTTAGTAGGATAACCATTTTCCATTGTCCTTATCTGCATAGAGATAGGAATGTTAGCATCCTTAGTCTTGAAGAATATATCAACACCAGTTAGGAATACACCACCTTCCTCATCACATATGAATGATTGAGCAAGAGGGTCATACCAACCAATCTGTCTAGTCTCAGTCCTTGTTGTAGTAACTGTCCTAGTATCAGAAACTGTGTCTCTAACTAACTCAGCATTTCTTACAGCAAGAATAGTTTCTCTAACTGTCTTCAACTGACCAGCAGCAGTGTAAGTAGTTTCAGCAGATGAATCTACACTACTACCACCCTTAGCATTAGTACTTGATGTAGTAAATCTAAATGTCCTAGTACCAGTTGCCCAACGTGGGTTGGAATCATTACCTGGGTTAGGAATAAAGAATGTACCTTTTAGACTACCAACGTTATCAGTTAATAGACGACGATCTTTAACAACTGCACGTGCACCAGAAGTCTGGCCTAATAGCACCTCACCGACGTTAATATTACCGTAGAAGTTAGGGTTAACACTCTCTGATAGTGAGGCAGTATCAACGTTAATGAATGGAGTTTGAGATGCGTAAGACTCTGCTAATGCAGTAGTTCCAGTAGCATATGGGTCGGTTGTATACCCCTCATTAGCAGGAGCAACCTTCAAACGACATCCTGAAATCTGTCCTACAACTGTCTCTCCAACAACGAAAGGTGTCTCGTTAGTGTTAGGATCAGCAGTAGATG